ATCCTGTGCGTGGCTTGATTGCTTTTAATACTTACGATTATCAAGACGATCTTTTAGATGATTTTATTGATTATCGTTTCAATGTTATTCTCAAAGCACGTCAGTTAGGCATTTCCACATGTGTCGCCGGCTATGTTGCCTGGATGATGATTTTCCATCGAGACAAGAACGTTCTGATTCTTGCAACAAAACTAGCCACAGCGACGAATCTAGTCAAGAAAGTTAAAGCAATTGTCAAAAAGCTCCCTCGCTGGCTCCAAATAGCGGACATATCCATCGATAACCGCACGTCTTTTGAATTAACTAACGGATCACAGATCAAGGCATCATCGACAAGTGGCGATGCAGGTCGTTCAGAGGCTCTTTCCTTATTGGTCATCGATGAGGCCGCACATATCGATACTTTGGGCGAACTCTGGAAGGCAATTTATCCTACGATCTCGACTGGTGGTCGATGCATTGCTCTTTCATCGCCAAATGGCGTCGGAAACTGGTTTCACAAGACATATGTTGGCTCCGAGGATAGAACAAACGAGTTTCATGCGACAAAACTTTTGTGGCGTGTCCATCCAGATCGCGATCAGGTATGGTTTGATAACGAAACCAAGAACATGACGAGAAGGGAGATTGCTCAAGAATACGAATGCAATTTCAACACGTCCGGTGAGACCGTTATAGACCCGGAAGACCTGGGCAGGCTCTATAATGAATGCAAAAATCCCAAATACCGTTCAGGCTTCGATCGAAACTACTGGATTTGGGAGAATTATAATGAAGAATTCACATACTTAGTCGTTGCTGACGTTGCTAGAGGTGACGGTGCTGACAACTCTGTCTTTCATATTTTAAATTTGCAGACACTAGAGATTGTTGCCGAATATCAGGGCAAACCTACGCTTGATATGTATGCTAATTTCCTTTATCAAGTCGGAAATGAATACGGAAAAGCGCTTTTAGTTGTAGAAAATATAGGAATTGGCATTTCTGTACTTGAAAAGTTGAACGATTTAGGTTATACTAACTTATACTACTCTATGAAAGGCTCTCATGAATACGTTGAGCACCATATGGCGCAAAGTTTGCCTAACGCCATTCCAGGCTTTTCAACAACTTCGAAGACCAGACCCCTAATAGTGGCAAAACTGGAAGAGTACATCCGAAATAAACTAATTAAGATATATTCTACACGACTAGTCAACGAATTGAAGACATTTATATGGACGCACGGCAAACCACAAGCTATGCGTTCGTATAATGATGATCTTGTAATGGCTTTGGCTATTTGTTGTTGGGTCAGGGACACGGCTTTGGAGGAAGATAAGAGGCAAATAGAGTATAAAAAGGCAAACATTTCATCAATTATGCGCGCCTCTACAAGAATGAACACTTCCATTCGTGGAATGGAGGGATATAGTAAGGAATATGACAGCGAACAGTCAATCACAGAGTATCAAGAATATATTTGGCTTCTCAAAGGATAATTTATGGCTCCCAGCAATAACAATAGAAACCCCCAAAATCGCCTGTATAGGGCTTTAACCAGACTTTTTTCTGGTCCGATTGCGCAAGCCGAGCGCCAAATTCGTCGTATACATTTAGATAAATACTCGACAGCCTTTCAGTCAGCCTCCGGCCGTCAATTCAAGAAAGCCGGATATAATCCATTTGATATACTTGCTGCGAATGCTATAGCAAATCATAATCGATCTGAGCGATATTTGGATTTTCAACAGATGGAATACATGCCTGAAATTGCGTCAGCACTGGATATATATGCTGACGAGATGACCACATCGTCTCCGATTAGTCCAATGTTGAATATTAATTGTTCAAATGAAGAAATCAAATTAATTTTGGAAGATTTGTACCATAATGTCTTAAATGTCGACTTTAATTTATTTGGTTGGTCTCGCACAATGTGTAAGTATGGTGATTTTTTCTTATATTTGGATATTGACGAAAAAATGGGAATTCAATCAGCAATTGGATTACCTTCAAATGAAGTTGAGCGACTTGAGGGCGAGGATAAAACAAATCCAAACTATTTCCAGTTCCAATGGAACTCAGCCGGCATGACATTCGAAAACTGGCAGCTTGCGCATTTTCGTGTTTTAGGAAGTGATAGGCATTCCCCGTATGGAACCTCTGTTCTTGAGCCTGCGCGCAGAATTTGGCGTCAATTGACCCTTATGGAAGATGCGATGATGGCATATCGCATTGTTCGTTCCCCGGAGCGAAGAGTTTTTTATGTTGATGTGGGAAATATCGCTCCTGCCGACATTGAGCAGTATATGCAGAAGGTCATGACGCAAATGAAGCGAAATCAGATTGTTGATAAGGATACTGGTCGCGTCGACCTCCGTTATAATCCACTAAGCGTAGAAGAGGATTATTTTATTCCTGTGCGCGCCGGCCAATCAACAAAAGTTGAGACGATGCCTGGTGGCTCATTTACCGGGGTTATTGATGACATTAAATATCTTCAAGACAAACTATTTGCTGCGATTAAGGTGCCTCAATCCTACTTGTCCCGCGGAGAAGGCGCCGATGAGGACAAAACGACACTAGCACAAAAAGATGTTCGATTCGCCAGAACCATTCAGCGTCTCCAGCGTTCTGTTATATCTGAGCTTGAAAAGATTGGTATTGTTCATCTTTACGTTTTGGGTTTTAGGGGTGATGATCTCCTTTCTTTCGATCTTAGCTTACAAAACCCTTCCAAGATTGCCGAGATGCAGGAACTCGAACACTGGAAATCTAAGTTTGACGCTGCCGGATCTGCGACGGAAGGATTCTTTAGTCGTCGGTGGGTTTATAAACATATGTTTGATATGTCGGATGAAGAAATTTTAAGAAATCAGAGGGAAATGTTCTTTGATCGCAAACTAGAGGCGAAACTTGAGCAAGTTGCGGAAGGTGTAGCCGCCGAAGCCGGCGCCCTTGGTGGAGAACTCGGAGGAGAAGAACTCGGAGGAGAAGAGTTGGGCGCCGAAGAACTAGGCGAAGAAGAGGGAGTTCTTCTCGCAGAACCACCGGGAAACCGCCGAGATAAGGAAATGAGAGTTTATGCGCATGGTGGAAAATATCGCCCTGTTAAAAACGATCAGAGGGAACGGACATATGGCCGAGGGCGTTCCACTAATAAGCGAATGCATGCTGCTGGAAATCGCGAAAAGACCAGAACTGGCAGAAGAAACGTACTCCCGGGAGATGTTACCAAGCAATTAACAAGGGATATTTCTTTTATCGGTTTAGAGGAACAAACTGGCAGTCGGGATCTTATTGAGGAACGAAAACTATTTATGACTAGTCAAGAAGTTAAAAGCTTAATTGAGGGCCTTAATATTGGAGTCGCAAAAGATGAAACTAAAGCACAATAAAAAAAGAAACACAGCATTTACTTATGAGGCATTAACTCGATGCCTCACGGAATCTATTGTTAAAAAGGACAAAGATCGAAAACAAAAAGTGTTTGCAATATTAAAAGAATTCTTTTGCGAGGGATCTATATTAAGAAAAGAGGTTGACCTTTACACTTCTTTGATGGATACAGCCGGATTAGACATTCCCCTAGCTGAAAGGTTTATTTTTGAGTCTAAGAAGGCGTACGACGGGCTTGATCCGGATAGTGTTTTTGAGAAGCAGACCTTGATGATTAATAAGATAAATAAACAACTTGGAAAAGACTTTTTTTCTGTTTTTATTCCGAATTATAAAAATTACGCTAATATTTCCCACATTTAATAAAAAGACCAATCCGAAAAATCGTGTCATTCTTGAAAGAAAATTAGTTACTTCCTTAATTTCTCGTAGCGAAACCCAAGAAAAGGAAAAATTTCAACATCTTGATGAGTTGACTTATAGAATGTATGTTAAAAAATTCAACGAGAAATATGCAAAAGATCTCTTAGAAGAGCAAAAAAACCTTTTAACAAAATATATCACCTCTTTTAATGATGTTGAGTTCCGCTTCTTCTTAAACGAGGAAATTGGAAGGATCAAAACAGAATTGTTATCTTTAATCAAGAAGAAGCCAGAATTAGATGCTATTTTGGAAAAGTTTGACAATCTAAAATTAAATAAATTTTCTGATGCCGATCTACAGATGATCTTGAAGGCACAGCAGCTTATTAAGGAATTACAATAAGTGGCATTAAAAGTTACTATAGGAGAGCCAGAAGAGGCAAAGCCGGATATTCAATTTAACTTGCAAGTTCGAAAAACTCTTGCTGGGGATTATATTATAACAAACCACCCTCAGATTGATATCGTTTATTCGCCGGGAAAAAAGAAAATAACCTCTTTTACGAAGGAAAAGATTGATAATTGCGGATATGGTTCCCACAATAGTCTTTATAATCGCTTGTATAAGAGAGGAATTGTTGATCTTGATGCCGTTGTTGGCGGAAATATTTATGCTTCCTTTGAAGCGCCGGTTTTAGAACCAAAAATTGAAAAGCAAAATCTTGTTCCGCTGGTCTTGTTGAACATATCTCGCTGGATTGACGAAGACAGAGAAAAATATGATTTTGTCGAAGATTTTAGAGATCTTGAAGATGAAGAGCTTCTCCACCCCGATAAGGAAGACTCTACTGAACTCGGCGAAGTCCCCCAGTCACCAGAAAAAGGGAGCCTGTCTCGTTATCCGCTGAAGATGTACTCTCCCTACAGTTATTATTACGAGTAAAAATGATCGATCTTATTTATTTTGTTCTCTGTGCATTCGGTCTAACTCAGATACTTGTCTACGGCAAGATCTTCGATAATGTGAGGCCAGAAAAAGATAGATTTAAAGGTTTGGCCGAAGTCTTCCATTGCCCGATGTGCTTGGGCTTCTGGGTTGGGTTATTTCTATTCAGCATTAATGGTTGGACAGAACTATTTACTTTTGATTATCATCCAATAAATGCTTTGATTTGCGGCTGTATCTCATCAGGTTCATCTTACATTCTAAGCATGCTCTTCGGAGACTATGGAATTAACAT